CTACAGGGCGTCAACCAGCTCAAGAAGAAAGCTTTGAAAGAGGCGCACGAAAATCGTGCCCTAAAGACCCAGCTCAATGAATACAGGAGTGCAGTACAGACTCTCCGTGAGCAACTCAGTGACCTTAACTTGTTTAACGCTAAGCTTCTTTACGTCAACAAGATCCTCCAGAATAAAGACGTTACGCCAGCACAGAGGCGTTCGATGATTGAGGCTCTTGATGGTGCATCTAATCTCCGCGAAGCCAAGTTGCTCTACCAGAGCCTTGCATCCTCGATTGAGTCGAAGAACACTTCGGTCAACGAGTCTGTCAGGCACACCGCTGGCATGGCATCACGCCCCGTAACTTCCGCATCCGCTCGAATTGGCGCAGCGGGCGAAGTTGATCGTTGGGCACTCCTCGCCGGTATCAAGTAATCATTCGAATCTAGGAGTATTTCAAATGTCTAAGACATTCTCACTTAACCAGCTCACCGAGGGCATCAGCGATCGGAACATCACCGACGAGGGGCGTAAGCTCCTCGAGAAGTGGAACCGCACTGGCCTTCTCCGCGGCCTCGACGGTGTCAAGCGTGACACGATGGCTCGCCTCCTCGAGAACCAGGCTTCGCAGCTCCTCCGCGAGTTCAACAGCCTCGGCCAGGGTGGCGGTGGAGCGGCCTCGTCATCTGGCGACATCCGTGGCTTCACCAACATCGCCTTCCCCATCGTTCGTCGCGTGTTCGGCGGCCTTGTGGCCAACGAGCTCGTCTCGATCCAGCCCATGAGCCTCCCCTCCGGCCTGCTCTTCTTCCTTGACTACACCTACGGCTCGGACGTCGGTGGCGATGCTAATCTTGCTACGGGCGTCTCGACCTCCGGCGCAACATACAAGAGCGGCCAGTCGATCTACAACAACCCAACGGGTCGCGGTATCGTGAGCGGATCTCTTGCCACTGGCGGTCAGTACGACCTCATCGGCACGGGTTTCACCAAGGTTCACACATCGTCCCTCGCTGGCGGCGTTGCTGCCAAGGGTGCATTCCACACCGCAGGTGGCGGCAACTCTGTCACTCTCGTCGACGGCCAGAAGTGCTTTGCAACAGGAACAGACGGTCGTCTTCTCCAGTTTGACCCACAGGTAACCAGCATCATTGAGACCGACGCTACTGACGGTGCTCTTAACGGCCTTGGCCAGTTCCAGTTCCTTCTCCTCCCAGCTTCGTCGCTCGCAAACTGTGACTTCAATCAGGTCAAGGAGATTGCACTTCACTCTGCTCAGACTGTTACGAATCACGGCCTTGCAGTCCCAGGTGAGACATTCCAGGGCGGGCAGAACATCCTCAACATCCGTCGTCTGAACCAGTTCGGCTCATTCACGGGTGGCGTGTTCACACCCAACCCCCTCCTCTCACCCACTGACGGCAACGCTCACGTTCTCGTCGTAGTCTCTGGTGCGTATACACCTTCTGCAGCTACGCCTGCTCCATTCCTCACTGCATCGTACGCTAGAGTCGACGTCCTCGACCTCGGCTCCGCTGCTGACGGTGGATCAACGCTCGTCATCCCCTCGTTCGAGTCGAACTTCGCCACTCAGCCCGAGGTTGTCATCCCCGAGATCGACATCAAGATCGAGAGCATTCCTGTTACCGCCACGACCCGCAAGTTGCGCGCCAGGTGGTCACCAGAGCTCGCTCAGGACCTGAACGCCTACCACTCGATGGATGCGGAAGTTGAGCTCACCCAGATCCTCTCCGAGCAGATTGCTCTCGAGATCGACCGTGAGATCCTCAACGACCTCCTCACCCAGGCCAACGGCGCCAACTACTTCTGGTCGCGTGCTCCAGGACGCTTCCTCAACAAGACGAACGGCGCCGAGGTTTCTCGCTCCGACACCACGTTCCCCGGTCCCCAGTTCACCGGTACAGTTCGTGAATGGTACGAGACCCTAATCGAAACCGTGATCGACGTCGCCAACGAGATCCACAGGAAGACCCTCCGTGGCTCGGCGAACTTCATCGTGGTCTCCCCCGATGTGGCAACCGTCCTCGAGGCTTCGGTCATGTACAAGCCCAACTACAGCATCGACGGCCAGGGCCAGGTCGGTGGCTCCATGTCGATCGGTGCTTCACCCATCGGTACCCTGAGCAACCGCTTCACGGTCTACAAGGACCCCTACTTCCCACGTAACAAGATCCTGGTCGGTTACAAGGGTGGCAGCTACCTCGAGACCGGCTACGTCTACGCTCCTTACGTACCGCTGATCGTCACTCCCACCATCTTCGCCCCCGAGGACTTCACGCCTCGTAAGGGCGTGATGACCAGGTACGGCAAGAAGATGGTCCGTTCGGACTTCTACGGCACCGTGACCTGCCTCGATATGAACATCATCTGATGTTCTAGCCGATAAGGCACATGGCGGCCACCCTTCGGGGTGGCCGTTCTTGTATCTGCACCAGCTTCTGTTGGACTTCGTCATAACTGATGGGTGTAATGTCATCCCATTTTTTAATGTGATCTGATGAATCTGCAGTGTGTTCCGCCTATGTAATCCTAGGCCCAATCTAGTGATCACCTGATGCCGACAGGAGATTGGAAGCATTCGGAACATAGGAGGATCACATGCCAAGAACCGTAATCAGTGACGCGAAGGGTCTCGTCCAGTCTGCAGGAGCAGGCACAACAATTTCTAATGATGCAGTTTTTTCTGGTGCGGCGTCGATCGCAGGCGCTCTCTCGCTTGCTTCGACATTCGGCCTTACAGACGTTGGCGCAAAGACTGCCGGAGCTACTCAAACAGAGGCCGGAGCAACAGCAATTACTAATGTTGTTACTGTTGCAACAGTCGGCACAGGAAACGATGGCTTAAAGCTCCCCGCGGGTGTCGTTGGTGATGTAAGAATTATAAGCAATTTGAGCGCAGCTGCTGCAAAGGTCTATACTACTGGCACTGACAAGATCAATGGCACTGACCCAGACAGCTCAGGCAACTCGTCTGTCGTTATTGCATCAAAGACCACTATCTTCTTGTTTACGGGCTCAACAAGAGGTTGGGCGACCGTTATTAGCGCCTAATAGCTATTTTAAACTCAAGTAAAAAGTCCTAAACAGCTCTCAAGCGTCCTCAAAAGGGGCGCTTGATCTGTATTTGCTGCCTACTTAATTAGGAAAGCACGGCGAGGTGAATGTGTCCACATTTAGCACAACATTAAATCCAACACCATTTGGCGTATTTGACGCTGATGTCGTCTTTCAGGGCGAAGCTGATAAGATGATCACATTCGTGAAGCGCAAGATGGGCGACGATGTCCTATCAGTTGAGCTTACGAAGAAGATGATCTGGGGCAACTTTGAGGAAGCAGCGCTTGAGTACGGCGCGATCCTCAACCAGTACCAGGCCAAATCGCAGATGTTGACATACCTTGGCTTCACGACAGGCTCAGGCACAGAGGCGACCAACAAGCTGCCTCGCGACAGCCTCGAATACCTGTCCCGATTCGCCGAGCCTTACGCGACCGAGGCGGGAATCGGAGGCTCTTATAACCACTACTCTGGATCGATCACACTGGTCGGCGGCAAGCAAGACTACGACATCTACGATGACCTGCTTGACGTGACAGGCCAGCCCATGTTCCTATCATCATCCAACTCCCCACGGACCAAGATGAGGATCATGGAGGTGTTCCACTTCTCACCCCAGGCCGCCTATCGTTTCTTCGACACGACTTCCGCGATCAACTATCTCAACAACGCGTTCTCGTTCGAGTCATTCACGCCTGAGACGATCTTCTACGTCCTCCCCGTCTTTGAGGACGTCCTTCGAGCCGGCATGCTCGACCTGTCAAACCGTGTGAGGCGTTCAAACTACTCCTATCAGGTCATCGGCAGGAAGATCAGGATCTTCCCGGCACCTGTCAACCAGATTCCCAACAAGCTATGGATGCGGATCAGGTACTTCTCCAATCCGCTGAATCCCTCCTACGAGGACGGGACGATCGGTGGTGTCTCTAACCTGTCCAACATACCTTTCGGTAATATCACATTCTCTAGGGTCAACAGCATCGGCCAGCAATGGATCAGGCAGTACACGCTTGCGCTCTGCATGGAGCAGTTAGGCCTGATTCGCAGCAAGTTTGGCACTCTGCCCGTCCCGGGCGGTAACGTAACGCTAAACGGCAGTGATCTGACTTCTAAGGGCCGCGAGGATAAGAAGGAGCTCGTGACCAAGCTCCGTGAGATGCTGGACACGATGACATATGACAAGCTGATCGAGACATCAGCGACACGTGCTGAGAACCTTACAAAGCAACTATCAAAGATACCTGTGCCTAACGGCAGAGCTATCTTCATGGGATGAATCATGAGCAGATTATTTGTCACACCTAGAGAGATTAACTTCATAAATGACATTGCTAAAGAGCTTGTCAAGGATGTCATTGGCCAGAAGATCTACTATTTCTCGATCAACGAGATCAAGACAAAGGTGCACGATGTCTACGAGGAGTCACCCGACAAGATCTTTGAGAAGCCAATTGAGCTAGAGTGTCTGGTCAAATACTCACCGCAAGAGATCAGGACTAACAAGTTCGGTTCTGAAGAGTACTACACGATCGAGTGCTACATCCAGGTCCGCGACCTGCTTGATAAGCAGATCGACCTGCTAGAGGGTGACTTCTTCACTTACGGTGAGACCTTCTTTGAGATCATCAAGGCTCCGCGTACAGACACGATCTTCGGCCAGATAGAGCACAAGAGCTACATCACGATCACTGGCAAGCAGTCAAGAAAGGGCCAGTTCATGACAAAGGTGTTTGGTCCTACATCAGAGGCATACACAGACGCCGACGCAGTGCAGAACACCTATGTCCAGCAGCGCGGATTTGCAGAGAACAAGCAGGGCGCTACAGGCGACATCAGAGCTCTTCAGCAGAACGGCGTCCTCGATGCTCCCATCAGCGGTCCGGCCGAGGTGTCGTCGCTCGGTGATCCTGACGGTGTTGGCTCTTCCTTCTACGATGAGACCTAAAAATGAGACCAAAAGAGCAGCTTAAAAAGGGCTACGAGGGATTCAACGTACCGGATAACTTTGAGTTTCCGTCGTGCGGTGTGGAGGATGTCGATCGTGCGCTTTTTGAGCTGTTTGATAAGAAGTTGGCCTTTGAGGTGAAGGTCAACGAGCAGACGACCAAGGTCCCGGTCGTGTTCGCTGCAGGTGAAAGATTCGCGTTGACGCGCAGGCAGAAGCCGATTAGAGATCGGAACAACGCCTTGATTCTACCCCTTATAGCAATTAAGCGCAATTCGATAGGCTACAAGACAGAGGCAGAAGCAGGCGGAACTGCCATATCTTTTAGGCAAAATGCTGATTATGTCATCAAGAAGCGGCTAGATCCTTCTGACAGAGTCTACCAGAATGTCGTCAATAAGCTGTCGATCAAGAACCAGGATAATGTTACATCGCGCGCTCACTTTATTAAAAATGACATATCACCCGGCAACAATGCATTTCCTGGAACAGTAGCATCGCGACGCAACGGCACAGGCATAGCGTTTGGCGGCGGAAAGTTGGCATTTGGCAACAATAGTGATCTAGGCAACAACATCTTCGAGGTTATAACGATACCCTACCCGGTGTTTGTCCAGCTCAATTACAACGTTACGTTCTGGACGCAATACATGTCACAGATGAACCAGATCCTCGAGACGCTGCTGATGAAGACAGACGGTCAAGGCCGTGAGTTTCACCTAGTGTCCAATAAAGGCTTCACGTTCACTGCCTTCCTGCAGGGATCGTTCACGTCTGGTGATAACTTTGACAATTTCACGGACGATGAGAGAATTATCCGCTACTCATTTGACATCAGGGTGCCTGCCTACATTCTCGCACCCAGACATCCTGGTTTGCCCACCCCATTCAGGAAATTCCAATCTGCGCCTACGATCGAGTTTGAGATCAAGGAGATCAGGCAGCAAGTTGCAATGCCTCCTGAATCTGTTGATGTCGATAGCAAGATCAACGCCTTCATTCTGACAGACATCAACATACTTAATGATCAAGGCATCCTTGTGAGACCTCGTGATGAGTCTCCGCTCAGAGCTGCAGTTGACACCGAGAGTGGTAGAGAATATCAAACTCTGGTCACAAGAGACCCACGTCGGGGTGAAGAGATTGATCCGGGTAGGATAGTTAAAGACATCGAGGACACCAAGATCTAGTCATTTCAAGCTTTGGCGGGATATGTATTTGGTAGAACGCCTGGAGATAAAATGGCAGAAGTAACGTATCGGTCGCCCGGATTTTTTGAGACCGAGATCGACCTTAGCGGTCAGGTGGCAGCTGGTCCAAACGGAACGCCTGCTGGTCTTATTGGAACTTCTCCGATAGGTCCCGCCTTTACGCCCACCACGATCGGATCGCTAAGCGAGTTCACAACAATCTTCGGAGATGATCCGAGCAATCGTAACGCATCTTACTACGCCGCGCAGGAGTATTTTAAGAACGGGCAGGCGCTAACATTCGTTAGGATGCTTGGTGCGGGCGGAAATGCATCTGCCGCTGATGTCTCTAACACGCTGTCAATGGGCACTGTGAAGGGTGCGGGCTTTGTTATTTCGGGCACGAACGTGGGTTCTAATGACCAGCGTGGTCAGGGATTTGTGCAATACATCGTCGGCAAGCACGCTCTCCAGACAGGTGACATCGATGCTGGATTCCCAATTTTCGGAGAATCTGAGAACACATATACGGGCGGCAGCAACGTCAACCTGCTTCGTGGCGTGCTCCTCTTTGCAACGGGCACCCGGGCACAGATCCTTGACTACACACAGTCATACTCGGCTGCTAACACATCAGACGATGTTGCGACAGCGAACTCATCTGGCCTCTTCAAGCTGGTCATATCATCCTCGGCACCAAGTTTTGGAACAGGTGATGGAAGCACGGGCGTCAAGATCTACACGGCATCACTTGATCCAGATGATGATAACTACATCGCAAAGATTTTGAACACATCGCCCCAGCTCTTTGAGACGCAGCAGCACTTGCTCTACCAGCACTTTCCCGTTGATAGAACAATTGCCACACTATCCACAACCAATGCTGTTGCCATAGCAAGCGGCTCAGAGCTCACGTCACTCGCATCAGGCGATTTAAATCTGCCTTTTGCCAGAGCGTTCGGGAAGTTTGATGCGAGATTCTCTTCTGCAAGGACGACGCCGTTCATTAGTCAGCCTTTCGGTGACAAGGAGTACAATCTCTTCCACTTCGAGACGATTGGTCACGGTATCGACACAAGCACAAGATTTAAGATCTCTATAACCAACCTGCGGAAGTCGATAGATCCTGCCTACCCATACGGAACATTCAATGTTCTGGTGCGTGACTACTACGACACTGATGACAACCAGTACATCTTTGAGCAGTTTGCAGGCTGCAATCTTGATCCAAGCAGTGCTCAATACATCGGCAAGATGATCGGTGATGTGAAGACTTCTTACAACTTTGACACCACGTCACAGTCAGCAAGAAGATTTACAAAGTCAGGTAAGTACCCAACTAAGTCAAGGTTCATCAGAGTTATCATTGATGAGCAGGTTGAGAACGGCTTTGTTCCCAAGTCGTCTTTGCCATTCGGCTTTAGAGGTCTACCCGTCCTTAAGACAAACGACTCGCTAACAGACCAGACTGTTACAGGAGGCGTCGGACCTCGTCGCCTATTCTTGCTCGGTGGAGCAGGAGCGACATTCTTGACAGCGTCTGTCATGCCACCCGTTCCTTACAGGTTCAAGGTCACAACAGGACAGACGACTTCTACGCCTACATTCGATGGAGATGATGGAACTGCAGAGATAGTTGATGGTAGACTCTTCTGGGGCTTTAAGTTTGAACGCGTTGAGTCGGCACTTGATCCCAATGCCAGCAGCAAGAGAAACGAGCTGATTGACAATATCATCAAGTTCACGGGCATCGAGAAGCTCGATACACTCGTGACAGGCTCGGGAGCTGATAATTTTGCTAACAACAAGTTCACTCTTGCAAAGGTCGCGCTTTATAACAGCCTTAGCAACAGGACGCTCGGAGCAGCTGTCGAGGACCTATCAGGTTCAATGAACCAGATAATGGTCAACGCATTCTACGCAAGAGGCGCAACACCTGACCCGACAAATTACACAGTTGACACAGGCGCAGGCGGTACGGCACTTGCCGATCGTATAACATTAGCGTCTCTTTGCTCCTTGACGTCATCTTACTACTTCAACCGGTTCACAGATTACGCCAAGTTCACTAACGTCATGTATGGCGGTTGGGATGGTACAAACATCCTAGACATTGATATGTCTAAGCTTAATGACAAGGCAACATCGAATGATGCGGGCGGTCTTGCAATAAGCTCACCCAATGTTGGCCTGGCGATAAGCGCTACTGCAAACACGTTTGGAACCAATTCCAGCAACTCTGCAGTTAACTCTTACAGAAGCGCTATCGATATAATCACTGACACGGTATCATCTCGCGTCAATGTGGTAGCCATACCAGGCATTAGGGATGCTGCGATCACAAATTATGCGCTATCAAAGGTCAAGTCGTACGGACGCGCGTTGTACTTACTTGATATACCTGCCTACGATGACACCAACACGAGAATATTCGACACGATAACATCACCCGATGTGACCAACACAATCAAGAATTTCGCAACAAGGACAGTCGATAACAGGTATGCGGCAACGTACTTCCCTGACGTTGTCCTGCTTGATGGAACAAATTCTAAGCGTGTTCGCGTCCCATCATCAGTCGTGGCACTTGGCGCTCTTGCACAGAACGATAAGCTTTCATATCCCTGGTATGCACCAGCAGGCTTTAACCGTGCATCGCTGTCGAGCGTTGTCAACCTTGCAACTCGAATCAATAGCGTTGATCGCGATTCACTCTATGATGCCAGGATCAACCCAATAACATCTTTCCCAGGAGCAGGATTTGTGATCTGGGGCCAAAAGACGCTGCAGATCGCACCATCTGCTCTCAATCGTGTCAACGTCGTCAGGATGATCGTTGAAGTTGCAGCCAGAGTTTCATCTGTGGGTCTAGGCTTCGTCTTCGAACAGAACACACCGGCAACGAGAGCAAGGTTTGTTGCACAGCTAACACCTATCTTGGCGCTGGTCCAATCACAGAACGGTATAGATAGCTTTACGATCACGATGAACGAGAGTAATAACACACAAAGAGATATCGATCAGAACAAGCTTAATGGCCGAATCGTGATCGTACCAACAAGGTCAGTTGAGTTCATTGCAATTGACTTCATTGTTGCCAATTCTGGCGTGCAGTTTGTATGAGAATAATTAGATGTGGGAGCAAATGACATGAGTAGCGCTGGCGTAACCATTAATATCCTGGACTCATCGCAGCCCGTTCAGGCACCTGCAACTGGAATACCTGCAGGAGTGATTGGAACAGCTGAGGGCGGACCCGCATTTGTTCCTGTAACATTCACAAACTATGCGTCTTGGAAGTCACTGTTCGGCAAGAGCGGAGATCGTTTTGGGCCTATCGCAGTCAGCCAATGGCTTGCAAATGCCAGCCAGGCAACATATGTCAGAGTCCTTGGCGCGGGAGACGGTAATAAGCGTAATTCATCGACAGGGCAGGTCCTGAATGCGGGATTTGTTGTCGGATCACGTCAGGTTCTTGATTCATCTGGTCTGTTGGGCAATAATCCATATGCCTATACAGGCGGCATTGAAGGACGGACGCATTTCTTAGGCTGCTACATGTCAGAGTCACAGGGCTCGACCATCTTCTCAGAAGCAGGTCTACAGCCAAGCCTCTCTGCCATTCCAATCCTGCGTGGCATCATAATGACACCATCGGGTGTCGCTCTCACACTGTCCGGTGTGCACACTTTGACAAACCAGCCAAGCAATAACTCAGCCGCGCCCAATGGTGGAACGACAGGCTCTATCGACGTCTCATCGAATCAATTTGTCCTGTTCCTGAATGGTCATAGATCTACAACACAGTATCCTAGCATCATAACAGCCTCATTCGAGGGCGATAATCACATCAAGAACATACTGAACGTGGATCCTACAAAGATACAGGAGCGGGGTCACTATCTATACACCTATTATGATGTTCCTTCGTCACTAGCAGTTATAACAGGCACGAACGTTCTTCTAGACAACACGACGCCCTCTCCATCAAAGCTGGACATTGTGTTTGTCACAACAAGCTCCTTGGCAAGGAATACCTCTAATACTGTTGTTCCTAACTATGAAAACTTCAGTGAACGGTACCAGACGCCTCACACACCCTACTTTGTGTCACAGGACTTCGGTGGTACTAGGTACTCTCTATTCAGAGTCTTCGCTCTATCAGATGGCGCTGCGCCCAATGTTAGCGACATGTACAACATCAAGATCTCAAATATAAAGCCGTCAACAAATCCTGCTAACAACTACGGCACATTTGATCTCTCGATCATGAACTATGGAACAACTGGCAGCCTAGAGATCGCAAGATTCCCAGGCCTATCGCTTGATCCTACATCAACAAGCTATATCGCGCGCCAGATAGGCGATCAACATGTCTACTTTGATTTTGATAGGACAGCAAGCTCACAGAAGCTCGTTGTAGCAGGTGATTATCCAGTTACGACACCGTACGTCCGCATTGAGCTTTCAAGCGACTTGGTTGCAGGAAACGTTCCAGAGACAGCGCTACCTTTCGGTTACAAGGGATACGGCGTCCCTGTGACATCTGGCAGCTTGCTTGCCTATAATAGCGACTCGACCGCTGTTGCAGCAGGTCATCTTGATAGCATACGACGTGTTACTGTTCCACCTGTTCCATACAGGAAGAACATCGCTACAGGTACACCTGGGGCAGCGCAAGATACTCTTTCGTGGGGAACGCAGATTACACGCCAGAGCCTTACTGATGGTTACAACTACTCATTGGACTACAATGACTCTGTTGCTAATTTTACGAAGTTCTTCCCATCATTTAAGCCTGGTGGACCTAACTTCTTCAATGAGAATAGCGCGTCTGCGGATCTTTTCGCAAATAACCTATTCACCATTGAGAATATCAAGGTTGTGACCTCGTCAAATTCACAAGGATTTGCTGATCCTGACCAGTGGGCAAACGCAACATATGTGAGGCAGGGAAATATCACTGCAGACCCTGTGAGCTTCACGCGAGCTCTGACCGCAGCCGATCTTTCAAACTCAACATCTAAGACAAACACGTATGTCTCGTACGTTGCAATGATGCAGGGTGGCTTTAATGGCACCAACATCTTCGACAAGCAGAAGTCTGATCTAACAAATCTTGCTATTAAGCGTGAGGTCGATGACATCAACCAGGGGGGACCAAACGCTGGACCCACAGTCGTTGCATACAAGAAAGCCATCGATATCATGGGTAGCAGCGCTGACACTGATATCCAGCTTCTTGCGACACCAGGTATTAGAGTCCCGACCATCACGAACTACGCAATGTCCGCCGTTGAAAGTCGTTTTGATGCGATGTACATCATGGACATCGAGGAAAGAGACCTGTATAACAACGTGATAACGGGATCCGCAAGCGCTAACGTGACTAACACTGTTAATGGCTTCACAGCAAGAAGCCTTAACACTTCGTTCGCAGCTGCTTACTTCCCTGATGTGTTCACCAACCACCCAGACACAGGACTCCCAACGGCAGTTCCGCCATCAGTTGTTGTCATGGGTGCCTATGCCACAAATGACAAGGTAGGCTCATACTGGAACGCTCCAGCAGGCTACAATAGAGCAGCTCTAAGCACAGTGACTGATTATTCTAGCACGGCTCTGGTGCAGGATGACATCGATGCCCTATATGACGCCTCGATCAACCCAATCGTCAACTATTCTGGTAATGGTTTCACAGTATGGGGTAACAAGACTCTGCTTAAGGCGAGCAGCTCACTTGACAGGATCAACGTCAGGCGTCTCCTGATCTTCCTGCGTCGCCAGGTCCGTGCTGTGGCCAACAGCCTTCTGTTCGAGCCCAACACGCAGGCGACTCTTGATAGGTTCAACTCACTTGTCAATCCTATCCTGCAGAGGATTCAAGCCGGCGGCGGTGTTGATAGATACAGAGTCCTCATCGACACATCGACAACGACACAGGCTGACATTGAGAATAACACAATCCGTGGTAAGATTTACGTCCAGCCGACAAAGACAGCTGAGTTTATAACCATAGACTTCGTCGTCAATGGCCGCAGCACAAGCTAATAGATAAATAAGAGATATAGGAGCGATAAATGGCAACCGCAGCTGAGACACTATCCGTCACGGACATGCTTCCTAATAAGTTTGAACCGAAGAGGAAGCATCGTTGGATATTCGCGTTGGAGGGCATTGACTCCTTCCTTGTCAAGTCAACATCACGCCCAACGTTCACAATGACAGACAAGGCTATTCCCTGGATGAACACAACAAGGTACATCTCGGGTAAGCTGACGTTTGGCACAATCAACGTCAACCTCCACGACCCCATCGCTCCTTCCGGTGCGCAGCAGGTCATGGAATGGATCAGAACACACCATGAGTCGGTGTCAGGACGAAGCGGTTACGCTGACTTCTACAAGCGCGACTGCCAACTGAAGATGGTTGACGGAATCGGCACAGTTGTTGAGCTCTGGGATATCAAGGGCGCCTTTATCACGTCTGCCAACTTTAACGCTCTTGACTACGGCGGTGACGACCCAGTCGATATCGCGCTTACTTTGCGCTTCGACAACTGCGTCCTTCAGTACTGACCCACACTATTTTGTTCTAGAAAGCGAGCTGCGGCTCGCTTTCTTTTTACACGATACTCGGCACACTAATAATACTGATTATGCCTAAAAGAGAATCCACGTCTGATGTTTTAAGTCAAATCCCAAGGTCCTCACCTGTGCAGGATGTGTTTGGTTGGACAGTTCCAGTTGAGACCATTCCTATCCCATCAAATGGCCTCCTGTACCCACCTGGCAATCCATTGCACGGACGTGAGACCGTCCAGATAAAGGCAATGACAGCTCAGGAAGAGGACATCCTGATGAGCCGCGCTCTGATCAAAGAAGGCACAGTCATTAACCACCTAATAAAGAGCTGTCTCATCGACAAGTCTATCGACCCTGCCGACATGCTCTCGGGTGACAGGAATGCCGTCCTGATCGCCATTAGAATTACTGGCTATGGTAGCGACTACACGACTTCTGTCCAGTGCCCAGCCTGTAATAGACAGGACATTCACGCGTTTGACCTGGCAAATTTGGGAATAAAGCGCCTTGACATACCACCTGTCGCTAACGGTGCTAATGAGTTTGAGTTCATATTGCCCATTTCTAAGAAGCGTGTTACC